TGTAAGAATGTAATGTAAGAATGTAATGTAAGAATGTAATGTAAGAATGTAATGTAAGAATGTAATGTAAGAATGTAATGTAAGAATGTAATGTAAGAATGTAATGTAAGAATGTAATGACTTATTTTAATATTTAAATGTTCTATTTTATATATTGCGTTTTTTTCATATATTGTATATGAAATTACAAAAATAAAAGAATATATTATTTTTTCATTAATCGCTGCATAATGGCTCTCCCTTCTTCAATTGTTTTTTTTGCTTCACTCGCATTCTTTTTTAATTTTTCCGCATTTTTATTTGCTGTTATCACTGTTAGTGCGGTCATTACTTGTTTTAATTGATTTCTATATTTCTCAACATACTTTTTATTTAGTTCTTTATATTTTTCCTTATTCTCTGGTCTATTAATATAATCTTTTTTATAATTTCTGTTATATTCTGCGGCTTTTTCTTTATTTGCTGCCCTGTGTGCTGCTACTCTTGCCGCATTCTGTTTTCTTTGGTATTCGAGTTTTTGCTCAGCGGTTAGTCCTTTTAATTCTTCACGTGTTAATTTTCCTGACATCTTCTATATATATGTAATATTATATTCTTATTTCCTTATATCATTTTTTCTTTATATGTTAGTTTGTAAAATCCTGCTTTTTTAACTTTATCAATAGTTATATTTTTATTGTAATTTCCTAATTGTAATTCTCTAAATAATGTAGTAATCTTATTGCCTACCTCATAACCATTATTTAATAAAATATTTCGTATGTTCTCAATATGTAATTTATTATTTTTATCATTTGTTGTAATAAAATTACTGGTTATAAACTGTTCCACGCTTTTATCTGTCATAATATTAATATTTTATCTCTTTATCTCTTTATATAAAAAAAGCGACAAAGAGAGGATTTTAATTTTTGTTGAAAATACATAATCAAGTTCTATTAATCATTGGTAATACCCATTGCCGGAAGAACTTTATCAAGCAGTTTTAACTGAACAATAAATCCTCTCTTTGTCGCTTTTTTATATTGTCTCTTTTTTTATATTTTGTCTCTTTTTCTATTTTCTTACCATTCTCTCTATACTCTTTTAGAGTTCTCTTTAAAGTCCTAAAAAATATATAGAAGATATATATATTTATGGTTATTATACATAAAGTATCGGATTTGAACAAAATGGTTTTATTATATTATATTGTTATTATTGATTAAGATGTTAGATGATTTTAAAATTATACTTAAAGGCGCTATTGGTTCTTTGACATTTGGAGCATATCATATATATCTTACAACAAATATGATTAATGAAAGGAATAGGAATATTCAATTAAGACTTGATGAAAGTAATAGGAATATTCAATTAAGACTTGATGAAAGTAATAGAAATATTCAATTAAGACTTGATGAGTTATCTGAAAAAATAGAAAAAAATAATATATTGTTTATATAAGTTAATAAGAAACAAATAATGATGACTTTATTGGAACAAAATCGCAAACACCAACAAACCTATCGCAATAAACTCAAATCCCAATTAGGCATTGATGAGTATAAAAGGCAAAGAGCCGAATTTATGAAAATATATAGAGCACAAAGAAAAGAAAAAGAATTTAAGGATTTAAAACCAGCCATTAAACCAATTGAATTACCATCAATCAATATAACATCAACTAAAAAACAACCAAAAGGACTAAAATATAGTATTGAAAAATTAGATAATACCGTGCCATCATATATAACCCGTGATAAACCATTAGAACCAAACACCATTGATAATTATAATAGTAAAAGCAACACAATCAATAAATTAATGTTAAATAAACCATTATCAACCACAATAAAAAATGAACTAAATAAACTATTTCATGATAAACCATTTAATGAAAAATTAATTTTAGATGAAATGAATTATTTAAATGATATTGAAACGGTCATTAAATCATTAAGAAGCAAATATTCAAATGATAACACATTCAAAAGTTATTTAATAGTATTGACGGCAATTATTGGTCATTTTCCTATTCTCCGTGATTCATATCTTAAAATTTCTAAACTATCTAAACAAATTAATCAAATTACAGAAGATAAGAGGGATGAAAATATTAATACTAACCCTGAAAAAATAATTAATTTATCAGATAGAAAGGCTTTACTAGATAATATAGATAAATTAGACAATATTAATGATAAATTGATATACGCCATAAATGTGTTAATTCCTCCACGTAGATTGGAAAATAGATTTATTAGAATAACTGATGAAACTGATACTGATAAATTAAAAACTACAGACAATTATTTAATCGTTAATGGAAAATGGAAATTCATTTATAATGAATATAAGACCGCAAAACATTTAGGTCAGCAACCTGTAATTGTTCCTGATGATTTGAAAAAGATATTACATGAATATATAGCAATTAATAATTTAAACATTGGCGATTATTTATTCAGTCTTAAAAGAGATAAAAGAGAATTAATATCACAACCAAATTTCAGTAGTAAAATTAGTAATGTATTTAATAAAATTCATGGTTTAAAAATAAGTAATAGATTTTTGAGATATTCAAAAGCTACTGATACTGCTCATCTAAGTAAAAAAGAGCATAAACAACTCGCAAGTGATATGGGGCACAGTATTAACCAAAGTTTATCATATAGAAAACATAAAACATAATAAGAAATTAATTTCTTATTACTCATGAGGATTTTTAGAAACATTAAAAATTCTCAACACAAAAATAAAGTAAAATCAATTGGTTTGTTGGGTTTCTTCTTCTTTTTTCTTTAATCTATATTGTCTCGTTTTTTCTTTAATCTTATCAGCATTCTCAATATAATATTTTTTATGCCTTTCTTTTTCTTTAAGAACATTCTCGATACGATATTGTTTGTGTTTTTCTTTAATTGTTTCAATATTTTCAATATAATTTTGTTTTCGATATTGTTTTTTTTGTTCTTTAATCTTATCTTTGTTATCAATACAATATTGTTTATAATCTCTTCCAGCAATTATAAAATTTAAAGTTCCAATTAATCGTATTATTTCTCCTTCTTTTTTAAGTAATTCTTCTCGACTATTGCACGAATAATTTTCATATAATTCAATATACCAATTATTCCAATCTCCATTTACTTCTTTGTATAATAATATATTCATACATCTTTCTTTTTCACTATCTCTTTTATGTCCGCCAAATCTTACCGCCAATGATTGAATAGTAGAACCTACATATATTTTAGTTTCATCATCTCTATTTCTAATTGTATATATCTTACCTTTTGAATAATCGGGCATCGTTTGTTTTTCTTTGTTTATATTATCGTTTAAATCTTATATCATTTATCATAAGTTTATTATATTCTTTTATAATCAAATCATAAATGTATTTTTCCAATTCATTTAATTCTTTAAGTCCTGTTCCGATAATCATGTCCTGTGGTAATTCATTGAGGATATCGATTTTGTGTTCTTTATATAGATTATTTGATAACGAAGGTATAACAATATCATTACTATCTTTTTGAAATGGTTGAAGCATTGAAACTACGTCTTTCGAACTTCTTATGTCATATTGTTTCCCGATATTTTTTTGTTTTACTATTAAATCTTTTGGCGTAGTTGGTTTATTAAGGGTAATAACATTTTTGACCCTTTCATCGTCTCCTAATGTTTCGGCAACTGTTGCACCAAGACTGTGACCAAGCACGTCAATATTTTTATCCGCGTATTTTTGTTTTACTTTGTTTAAAATTTCTTTGGGCTCATTAAATCGTGCGTCCTTATATCCAAATAACAATTTAGTATCAGTTAAAACATCTTTAAAATCACTTGTTCCTCGATTAACCATTGCTATATCATTTGTATTTTTATCGATATAAACTTTTGTTTTATTTGTTGATAATTCAGGGTCTAAATAATAACGGTCGTCAATATTTGCCATCGTTTTATCTTTGCTTTTATAGCTCTCATTTAAAAGTTTCCCCAACGAAGAAACGGCAATTTTACCGCCTTTAATTGGTCTTCGTCTTTTCTCATATTTTAAAGTCATCTTATATATATAAGAAAATAAAAAAATAAAAAATAGACTATTGACAGTCTAAATATTTTTGATGTTTTTTTGTCTTTAAATGAATTAATTTATTGTTTCTTGTATAGCAACCTCCACATTCACAATTAAATTTTTTACTTTCTCTTTCCTTAATTTTTTCTTTGTTTTCTTCATAATATTTTTGTTTATTTTTCAAAACTTTTTCTTTATTTTCTTCTCTATATGTTTTACTTTTATCTATTAGTTGTTCTTTATTATTTTGATAATACTGATTATTATAATCTTTTATATAATCTTTATTATTCTCCCCCCATATTCTACATAGTTCATTTAGTTTATCTTTATTTTCGTCACGATATTCATTATAAGTTCTACCAGCAATATTTTTATTAATTACTTTATAATTACTATCATTCATAAATATACGCATTATTTCTCCTTCTTTTTTTTCTAATTCTTGCCTTGAATTACAAGGGAATAGTTCATATAGTTCAATATAACATATAGACCAGTCATTATTATATTCATTTTTAATTAATTTATATAATGAAATACTATCAGCATGTTTATGTGTATAAAATCGTTTATATAATGGTTGAATTGTTGAACCTATATATATCAACGATGTATCATTATGAAATCTAATAGTATATATTTGTCCTTTTGAATAATCCGGCATCGTTTATTATCTTTTATTATCGTTCAAATTCTTATATCAATTTATACTATTTGAACTATATCAGATGTTGCATCAGTAGATGCCATAAAGTTTAAAGAATTAGGTAATGATTTTTTACCCTGATATTTTTTAATTACTTTCATTTTAATATGATGAGGAAAACCGAATATTAGCTCTTCATATATCTTATCATATTCAGTTATAAACCCTTCTAATATTACAGGGGTTGTCGTTTCGTTTTTTAACATATAACTCTCGATTATATGTTGTAATTTGATTATTTTAGATTTATTGGTTTTGTAATTATTTATTCTATCATTTAATTTATAATTTGTTGATATTGCTAATATGACAGTATTAAGACCATTCAATGTAATATTTATAATTTTCATTGTGTTGGTGTCTATTTCAGATGAGTTCATTATAGTCAAAATAGAAGAACCGAGAATTGTAGGGAGCATGATACAATTATTAATCAAATTATAATAATTATATGATAAATCACATAATATGGTTGTAATATATGTTTTGTCCAATAATAGCTTTAGATTATCCATATTATATTAATAAGGAACGATAAAAATAATTGTTTTGATAAGGTTTAGGGAATAGAAACAATTCCGGTCTCTATATCAATTGTCATTTGGTTTGATTTAAAGGTAAATACTAACACATCGATGGGGACATTGTTGTTATTGGTGAAACTGATGTTAAGGTTTCTTGGTTGTAGTTTATCAGCAATATTTGAGCGCTCGACATTAATCCAATAATAGCGGTTATAATTCCAAAAGGAAGCATCAAATAAACCAGTTGAAACGCCAAAATCAGCGCTTGTTAATTGTTCGCAAAATTCAATTTGTTCGATGAAATTCTCATAATTATAATTAAGAACTGATTGAAGGACATTTTGACCGCCAATTGTTACCTGAAGATTTGTAAGTGTTAGGGGATGACCATCACCCGGAACAGTATCAAATGGTGATTTAGTAGCAAAATCAGGGAATGCAAATGTAGCAGAAGATGATACATAAGGAACAATTAAAATTGCGGTTGGATGAACAATACCGGATGAGATAAGCTGGTTGAAATTTCCGGCTGCTGTAATGTTATTATATTGATTAGTGAGTATAGTTCTATAAATACATTTTTTAGCACGATTATTTAATACGTATTCATCGGCGTATGATGGTTGAAGAGTAATTTGAGAATAATAAATGCGACAAGCCGGAAGAGGATGAGAAGCACTAGCATTAGCAAGATTAATACCATTAAAAGAAGTTGAGGGAGGTTTAGCAAGATATAAACCAGCGGTAATATTTGCAACAGTAGCAGGAATGCCACCATTTGCACTCGTATCTGACATATAATTAATGGTAAAGGGACAAGTTCCGGTAAATGAATTATTGGCAGCGGTTATAGTATAACCAGGGGTTGCAGTATTAGGACTAGAAACAGTCGCATTTAATGTTCCAGTATTGATATAAAGACGGAGGAAAATATCAGCCTTACGAGTTAGACCAATTCTTGAAAGGCTTTCAAATACGGTCGCTAATTTAATGACTGCATAATCATACCAAACCATGTAATTAGTATTAAGAACTTCATAAGTAGGTGTGAAATCATTTTTTAGCTGAGTTGCTGATGCAATAAATGCCGCAGTAGTTCCAAGAAGTCCTGAATTATTAGCCGCAGTTGTATCAGTATATCGCCCGGTTCGTTGTTGTATTCCAGTATTTACACATCGGTCAAATTGATTTGCAGTTAGAGTTGTATTATTTCCATTACCTCCCAAATATGAAGCCTGAGAAACAAAAGGGCGGTTATTAGTCATACCAGGTCCGGATTTAGTGGTAACAGTCGCACTAGTTGAACCGTTATAAACCTTTGATTTCCAATTGTCGGGCTCACTCATACCGAGAGAATATCCGATATTTTTAAGGTCTCCCCATGACATTTCGCTTAACATTTGGAAGTGTTTCGGGATGTTGATAAATGGTTGAACGTCTTCCGCAGTCTTTCCATTGATTGATAGGTCAGCCTGATGAATTAGATGAATGAAATTATTTTTTAGTGATAGTAAATTAACATTACCAGCAACAGGCGCAACAAGAGTACCAGCGGTTGAAGTTGAAAACGCCGCAACCATAGTAACGGGCAATACCACAAATAAATCATTAGTATCAGTAAATTTTGAACTATTATAAATGCTCGATAAATCAAATTGAACGAGTGAAAGCCCATTATTTTGATAGACACCAGAATTAATATCATTTATATATGAATTGTATTGTTTGTCTGAGTATGGACTATATTGATTTTCGCTTTGAGCTTCCATAGAACGATTATATTCGTAATTATCGGTCATTATTTCTATTATATTAATGAGAAAAAAAATAATCTATATATATAAAGGAATAAAAAATGAGTTTGATAGAAAGGCAGGTTGCAGCATCTGCAAAAGAAAATGCGATTAATAAAAAATTAGTTCAAAATGCATATAAGGCGGTTGTTGAAGCAAATAAATTTAAAGAAACATCAAGACAACCTCAAAAAGTAGTATATGGCAAAAATTCTTTATTAGATAAGATAATTACATCAAGTTTAAATGATAGTGCAACTAATAAGAGATTGGAACAAATTGCAGTATCAGCAATTAACGGACAGCGCCAAAGCGAACAAACATATAAACCAGAAGGCGTTCAAATGTTAGGACAAATGGGACGAGAAAAACCATTAACAGCAATCACGAAAGAAATGATAAAGGAATATCAAGAACAGGAACAACAACCATTTATGGTTGATGGCGAAGCAAGAAAATATGCAAGTTCAAATTATCAACCAATAATGCAAACGCCAGTGGATATTACGGATATAAAGGATGAAATTAGAGCATTATATAAAAATAAAGTTGCCACAGGTAAAACAATTAAAGATGCAGAAGCCAATATTAAAGCATTAGATGATTATTATAAAGCATTTATCAGAGATATTAATATTTATGGTATGAATGCTGCAAAAAAAGCAGAAAAAGATAAATTAGAGGCGGATAAAATTCGATTGAAAGGGGAGTATGATAAATTAAAAAATAGCTTAGATAAATATGATTATGAAATTAACGAACGTATGCGATTAGGTAAAGAAATTAACCGTGAAAATGCTTTAATACCTGCAAAAAATCGTGAAGAAGTTATGAAATATGAACAAGCACTGACACAAGTTAATAGAAACCGTTTAAATATTCAACAACAACCATATGAAAGCGACATGGAATATTATAAACGGCTACGTGAAATTGAAACTCAGAAAGTCAATCCGGAATTATATCAAAAATTTGCCTTAAATAAAACAACATCTGAATTAAAGACCAAAATGAGAAATTTATTTAATAATGATAGTCAAATTGAAGAAATAATTAAATCATTAACTGATAATGATAAATTCTTAGTTAATAAAAATTTTGACGCTATTGAAACGGATTTTATTAAAAAGAATGGATTTAATCCATCTATGAACACTAAAATGGCAGTTAAAGAAATAACATCTTTTTTTGATAGTCCAGCATCAAAATTAGAAGCACTAATCAAACGCAAAAATGTACAAGATTTATATATACCAGATTTAAGCAAAAAACGCGAAGAAGACGAAGTTCTCGCGAAGCAAGATGCAACAGACCAATTAAAAGCATTATTCAAACGAAAAAGAGTTCAAAGAAAATATTCAAATGTTTTAAATACATATCGAGACATGGAAGCACAAGAAAGATTAAAAGCTGAAAAAAAATATTTAGACGAAAGAGATATAGCAGTATTGCAAGAACAAGCAAGAGAAGAAGAGAAAAGAATTAAATTAAATAGAACAAGAGAACGCCAACAAGAGAGAATGACTGAATTAGCATCGCAAAAAAATGCAAAAGAAAGACTATCATCTGTATTATTAAGAAGTAAATTGCAACCAGTAGTAAGAGAAACTATTCAAGAAATAAAAGATGAAGCAAATGCAAAAGACAGATTAACATCATCATTATTAAGAAGTAAATATCAACCACAGTTTAGAGAATATATTAAAATTAATAAAAGAAACGAAGCAAAAAAAATGGCAAAACAATATAAACAAAGAAATGAAATGTATTTAAAGGATATTGAAAGCAAATTGCCATATTTAGAACAATATGTGAAATATCATCAAGAACAACAAGAAAAAGAAATTGCACCACAGAAAGAATTAATTAATCGTGAGTTAAAAAAACAACAAGAAGAAGCAAAAGCGGCATCGATTATTAAGCAATCTTTAAAAGATACTAAAAATAAATCTCAAATAATGGCAGCAGTAAGACAAGCTATAGCAGAAAAGCAAAAACCATTATATGTATCATCTCCATCTTCAACGGCTCTTTCAATGGCTTCAACTATAGCAGCAGAACAAGAACAAGCAAGACTACGCAAACCAAGAAGCGATATTGGAGAACCAAGAGCGCCATATAAAACTCAGAAAAAACAAAGAAAAGAAAGAAATGAATTATTAAAAAGTCTTAAACCAGAGGAACGAAGATTAATAATAGAGCAAGAAATAGCACAAGAGCAAAGCCGAACACGAGCACAAACACTAGAAAATAGAATGAATTCAGTTCTTCAACGACCAGGAATGAAAAGATTAGACGATATAAGAAAAGAATTACAAGATATAGAAGAAGAGGATAAACCTATGGCGAAAACAAAAGAGCCGAAAAAAGGGAAAGGGCTTAGAAAGCCAACAAAAAGACGTGATAAAGTAAGTCAATCAGATAAAAAGAAAGATAGATTAAGATTAGTAATATCCCAAATTAAAGCCGGCAATACTAATCCACGGTTAATAGTAGAAGTAAATAAATTATATAAAGACTTATATGATATAGAAAATGCTTTTATGATGTTAAAATAAATCATTAAAGGAAATCTGTAAAACCACATCTGAGAATTTTAGAATTATCATTTGTTTTTAGGTCAATTAATAAAAACCCTAGGGGCTTTGATATGCAGTAATGATAATAATGTTCTATTTGTTGAGGCGTAAAATTATCACTTAATCCATGATTGCTTATAATTCTCTTTATGCTTACTTTATCATTAATTTTAAAGCAAAAGATATAATTGCAATTTCTACTAATAATTTTAGATACTGATGTATAATTCTGTGAAATAAAAAAACATGTAAAACCAAACTTCCTAGAACTTATACTATAATCTTCTATTTTTTTCATTTGCTTCTTATTTAAACAAATGAAGTCATCAAATACTATTAATTTACTCGTTTTTTTGCCTTCATTATCATAAGATTGAACGGTCGGGACTTCTTCAATATCATTTATTAATTGAACATCTGGTATTTTTTGTTGTAAAAAGTTATATAAAGGCTCATCAGTAGTTGAAAAACTACAAATGATAATTTCGCTAAATTCGCCCGATGATTTCTCTATAAAATTAATTAAAGCATTACTTTTTCCTGTTCCCGACGCTCCTATAAGTAATACACGTGAATTTTTATCTATCATATGATTTTTATATCCAATTGGCGGTTTTTGTTTGTCTTTTGGTAATAAGGAGTAAAAATTGGTTAAATCAGTCATTTTTTCTATATAACTATTATATATAAGAAAATAAAAAAAATTAGCCTTTCGTTCCTTATTATATAGGTATCGGGGGTATTTCGATATCTGATACACCGTTTAGAACATCTTCTCTATTGATATTTATAATGTTTCTTAGCATTTCTCGATATACTTTTATAATTTCTCTTTTTTCGACTGTTATAGGATAATCAGGTAATAAATATTTATCCGTTAAATTTAAATAATTATTGCGAATATTGCGCAAAAGCACTAAATGCCAAATAAAAGCGCCTTCATTATTTTCACCTGGTGATTTATATGCAGTTAGTTTTGGTTTTTTTACTTCAACTATTGGTTCAGTATTTACTTCTGTTATTTTTTCCATTCTTATATTATTATATTATATTATATATATAAAAAAAAATTGCGCCGGCGCTCGCTAACCATAAAATTTAACTCTTAATTGAACCGATGTGTCAAAAGCGATTGTAGGATATACTCGTATCCAAGATTTTAATGTTGTCTGTTCTACAAAACTTTCAAAAGCCATATTTGAAATACTTATAGAAGCTACATACATAGGATATGTTAAATTATTCGTTCCATAGTGTCCGTGCCAATAAGTATGAGTTGGGGTATTATGAGATACGGCAATATTAATCATAGAATTAAAAAAAAATTCATTACTTATAAAATATCCAACTCTTAATACTCCTGATGAGTCGGTTTTCGATGAATACGATATAAATTCTCCACTTGTATAATAGTTTCCGTTATATACTGTAAATTTTCTGGCACTGTAAATTTCATTCCTATCTATATATAATAATTGAGTTGTACTTTCAGTATAAAATATATGTGTTCCTACGGTTGTTGTTGCTATATAATCAATATCTCCTTGAGTTCCTGAACGTGCATTACCGCTAATTCTAATTTTTGTGTTGTTAGCATCATCAACATCTTTTGTTCCTATTAATGTGAAATCATCTTGTCCGTTTGATATTCTTAATTTCCCACCATCTCCAACTTGTAATACATTATTTACGGTTGTATTTGCTCCTATTCCTACGTTTCCATTAGAAGTTATTCGCACTCTTTGAAAATATCCTACTCCTAGTGTTGTATTAAATATATGATTTTGAACGGCATTATATTCAATATTACCTGCATTAATAGAACGCAAATGACCACTTAAAACAATTCTTGTATTGATTATGTCTTCTGCATCTTTTACTCCTATTATTGTAGCGTCAGTTGTTCCATTTGATATTCGTAATCTTCCACCATCTCCAACTTGAAATATATTAGGAATTGTATCAGGGGATGGTGCTCCAATACCTACATTACCATTTGCCAATATATTCATTCGCACTGTATTATTAGTGAAAAAATACATTCTAGCGCTTTCATGGACATTAAGAAACATATCATTTAAATTAGTTTTTTTAATAGATATTCCATCTGTTGCACCTGCTCCACTTGTAGCATCAGATATTCTTAATACTACATCTTGGGAAGTTAGGGGACTATGTAAATGCAATCTACCACTAGGAGTATTAGTTCCAATTCCAACATTTCCAACATCAGTTATTCGCATCCTTTCATTTATTCCTGTATAGAAAAGATGAGAAGCAGCAGCAGGTACGCCATACCATTGCACATTAAAATCATTTCCTATTCCATAAGGTGTCGCACCTGCGTTTCCTTCTGTTAAAATTAGTCTTGTTCCTGTGCCTCCAAATATTCCAATATTTGGAGGTGCATTAAGACCGGTATTTATAATTGCTCTTCCTACAACATCTAATTCTACTCGTGGAGTAATTCCAATTCCTAAAAATCCGGTTAATCTTCCACCAATTAATCTCAGATATTTTGTGTTTGCTATTGTTTCGGTTAAATATGTAGAAATTATTTTAAAAAAATTAGGATTAAAATTTATATTGTTGAAATACGGGTTAGGTGGTAAATTAGCGCTCATTTATAATCTTCTTTATATATATAAGATATTATATTTATTAACGACCCGGAGCATAGAGTGCTCCTCCGTATCTATTAGCATCTCTTATTGCTCTTCCTTTTGCTAATGCTGCTAATTGTGCGGGTGTTGCTGCTTTGCGTTTTCGCATTCCTAACCCTTCTATTTTATTTTTTAAAAATTCACTTGCTTTATCTTTTGCGAATTCTGTGCCTTTATCTACTGCAAAATTTCCTGCTGTTTTAGCGATATTAATGGCAGCTTGTTTTGCTAAATCGCCTAAAAATCCTTTACCGCCATAGCTTTTAGGCGGTCTAAATATAGCATTGCCTATTTGTTGTTGACCTAAATGAACTAAATCGCTCATAATTCCTTTTCCTTTCTTCTTCATCCCTAAACCAATCGTTTTTGCTACCATTCCGGCGGTTGGATGGACCATTCCTATTAAATCTCCTAAAATTCCTTTTCCTTGTTTCTTTCTCATCCCTAAACCAACCGTTTTTGCTAGCATACCTGCGGTTGGATGAACCATTCCTATTAAATCGCCTAAAAGTCCTGACCCTTGTTTTGCTATTTGTTCTTGATTTAATTTAACGGTTAGTGATTTCTTTTGGCTTATATTTTTATGAAATTTTTTCGCTTGTTCTTCGGTTAAATAAAGGGTGTGTGCTGAACCACTTTTAATGCGGACATTCTTCCCTTTTAATAGTTTGTTTAATTGAACTTTGGATAATTTCCCGATTAGTGTTTCAATATACATTATTATCTTTCTATATATAGGATATAAATTTTTTTAATAATGGAGTTAAAAACGACTAATAATTTTCAGTTAGAAGAGTATGCAAATAAACTAGGCTTACCGTTAAAAAACATACTTATGAGAGATGAAATGAATAAACTAAATGATGATGGATTTTATATTATCAATCTTGACTCCAGTGATAACCAGGGGACGCATTGGACATGTCTTTATTTCCATCCTTTAAATAGTTGTTATTTTGACAGTTATGGGTTCGTTCCTCCGTTAGAAGTGGAACAAAAGATTAAACCATATATATATAACGACGCCGACATTCAGGATTTCAACAGCGAGGCATGCGGATATTATGCATTAGCATTCATTAAGTTTTTACACGATAAAACAAATAAAGAAGTAGCATTTAAAGAGTTTTTGAATTTATTTAAAAACAACAAAAAAGAAAATGATAATATTCTTAAAAATTATCTGAAATTATAGCCGGAGCTGCTCTATCGTATGAATTTCAAACCACCGCCGCTTCCTTTCTTTTTTCCTTTTGGTTTTGAGTTAATGCCAATATTACTGACTAATCCTAATAAATAATTATCCATATTAGCACCAGAACCAGAACAACCATCAGAACCTGCACCCGCTTTTCTATGTCTAAATGTTAAAAATGATTTAGCACCTCGGGCGAAAAGATTTCTTTTATACATTCTCTCGTTCCTTATATCTATTATATAGATGATATTTTTATTTTTTATGACTTTTAAATAATAATGTTATGAGGATATTAGGGTCTATAAAATTGATAGGATTATTATTTTGGTCGGTCAAAGTAATAATCATAGATGAAAATGAGCCTTTTGTTAGCTTCACGTATTTCTCGACCGATGGGTTATAATTAATATTCTCACCAAATGAAGTATTTGAAATTTGAAAGGCATCTAAAATATCACTTGGACTAACAACCGGATTATTAACGAGACTACAATGAACGATAATAGAATTAACATAACTCGCAATTGGTGGTTTTTTATTTGATAATACTGAATAATTACTTGTTCGAGGTAGTGATGGTGGATATTGTCCGGGAAGAAAGCCTATATATTCATTAAATTTGCTTGTAGTTAAAATATCTATATGAGGGGTTCTATCGCTTGTATGCGTTGAATATCCAATCCAATTTGCAGGTTGTGTCCATCCAACAGGCAAAGAACGAGGAACGGTATATAAAAGAATTTGAATGGCATAATCCGTCGGATTAACATAAAACGCAATATAATAAACATTTTCTGAATTATTATTAATTAAATATAAACCATTACTAATACAAAATTGTTGAATATATGCGTTAAAATCTTCAATAGTATAAAAACCATCAGGAATAGTAATAGGGAAATTTGTATATGCTCCTGCACCAGCACCAGTTGGGAATGATAGTGTAAATTTATTATTATTATAAGCTGATGTTATATTAAAAATTGAATAAGGGATTTGGGCACTGCTTAACATAACATACATGTCGTCCTCTACTTTAAAACCGCCACCAATAAAATTATATGTATATGTTCCATTGGTATTTGAATTGCTTAAATTACTACTATTAATAACCAGTGTAAATGAATCGCTCATTTTTAATCTATATTATATATAGATAAGAATATTATTATTACCCTCTTAATTCCATGTTAAAGCGATACTCAGATTATTTGGCGAATATGGGTTTTCTTTCCATTGTCCTTTGATATTTGATGCCCTTTTAATATAGTTGTCACGACGTTCTAAATTTTTATGTTTAGTATAATCCTCGTAATTAATATTACCGAAGTGAATTAATTTCTTATTATTAGGGTCATAAATGGAATATTTTTTATCTTTTCTTTTGCTTAAATATACCTTTATTTCGGGGTTATTAAAGTAATTTTGGGCGTTTTTGATGACTTCTTTTGGATTTGATACTTTTAATAATTGTTCTAGTTTATCTTTATATTTTTCGTCGTCTTCATCATACCATAATAAACATGACATTTATATATCTATTAATAATAAATAATTTTCTTTGTCATAAATAGAACATGCGCCAATTATCATTGGTTTTTATGGTAATTATTTTATTTGTATTATTAGAAGCATTTGATGGATAATAAGCCAATACCGAGAGACATTATATTATATAATAAGTGTCTTTAATATTTTTTTTATTTCTACTTATATTGCATTGTTTACATAAACATCTTAATTTAGCGGTTATTTTATGATAATCAAACCATTCATCATTTATATTTTTATCTTCATGTCTAAACATAGCAAAGTTGTAAGGACTATCATCAAATAAAACTGGTATATCATTTCTATTTTTCAAAAAATCTTCTGTTAAATCTTTAAATGGTTTAATATGGTCTATTTCTATATTTTCATAACTATTACAATATTCACATTTAAATATTTCAACAGAATTTTTAAAATCATCTATTTGAGGTTGAATTGTATATCTCATAGCGTCATTTAAACTCTTGTTTTTTGGTCGATTTAAAATACAACATCTATAAGAAATATCTTCAACTGTACCATCTTCCCTAATCAGATTTACTTCATAATATTTAAAATTTCGTTTATTATTAACAATACATAAATCAATTACATCTTTTAATTTAGTTTGTTTTTCAGGATGATACATTTTAAATAAATACATAAAATCATCATAATCATCGGGTCTTTCTTTTTTTAATGACTTACATACTCCCTTGTTAAGTCTTGATTTAAAATAATCCATTTTTTTAATGTTTGTATAATTTAACCATTTCATATTAGTATTAGATACTAATAATGAAAGAGAAAATAAAAAAATAAATTTAAACTCATTCAGCGATTGGCGAATAAATGATATTTGTAAATCCTGCCTTTTTTACTTTTTCAATAGTTACATTTTTATCATACGTTCCCATTTGTAATTTAGTAAATAAAGTTGTGATTTTATTGCCTACATCAAAACCATTATTATTTAATATATCTTTAATACTTTCAATATGTAGTTTATCTTTTTTATCTTCTGTATTTTTAAAGTTCTTAAAGATATATTGCTCTACTGATATCTCTGCTGGTTTGTTATTGGTTTCAGTAGATATTTTGATTTCATCGGGAACTATTGGAACATAATCATTAAAACCATCAATAATATAATGAATATAGGCATTTACAATTCTATCCTCATTTATTAAATCTTTGATATTATCATCTTTGAGTTTATAGTATTTACAACCATCTATCAATTCATCTTTACTAACAAATTTTGATTTATATTGCAACGTTATTAAATTTTCTCCTGCATCTTTTGTTGTAAAATCAAACGTATCATTTGAATTAATAAATATAGTAAAACCAATTCTAAATGTCATTTCATCTTTATAATTTTGTCTCGCCTCAACATTATCACCTCCACTAACTAGAAGTTTAAGCAATTTAGAATTCATCAAAATTAAATTATCCTTAACTTTTATATCTTCATCAATCTTATCTATTTCATTGCCTACTAACATTCGTGAAAATCGTTTCTCAATTAACCAAGATAATGATTTTGCATCATTAACTTTATATTTATTATAGATTAATGAGGATGTATCGAATGACATGACATATTTATCAAATGCTTTCATCATTAAATCAGTTTCAACGCCTTTTCCTGAATTTCTTTCGCCTGTCTGTAAATAATATTTTTTATCTTGAACGCATCCAGCAATGGCTCTTGCTTTAATTTGAGCATTATAATTTTTTTCACTCTCGATTGGATAAATAGGATTGATTATACGAGACATCAAATCATTATATGCTTCATCATCTTTTGGTTTAAAATCTCTATTTATTACATGCATGAAACTTACATTACTGGGTAAATCATCATAATTATATAATGTTTTATCTTTAAAGTAATAAACACCATTTAGGAAAGGTAAGTAATATTTATTATTGAATGAAAGATTATTAATAAAGTTATTATCAATTCTAATATTGGAGTTATTTCTGATTGCTATAATACAGTTCTTTTGATGCTTTACAGATGATGAATATGAATATTTACGTTTATTATCAGCACCTAAAAATTTTATTTTCAAATTAGTAATCATATTACATAGAATTTTATTGACTTCTTTTTCATCACCAATCCAGATATGATTATTATATATATACAGAATTTTATCACAAATCAATAATCTATCATTGT